TCATTAACATTATTATTATATGTTAATATAAAAAAGATGTGGCGGTTCGTTTTTAACAATATCCAAAACAATCGAAACAACCGGGTTCATCGTTATCAGTATGTGTTATTTGAGGATGGAACATTTCCGGTGTAAAGTGTATTGATTTTGTGTAAGTAAAATAATGATATCGTATAATACCGTCGCATTGTTCGTCATTTATTTTATGTTTCGAAACTTCATTATGTGTGATACCAGGTGACACGTTGTAAATAATACCAGATATTCGTTGCGCTCGTTTGTGTACTAAATTTATAAAATGTAATATTTCTTTTTTATTTTTACAAATATCGTCAATGTATAATTTACATTTGTCGCACTGTATATTCGGCATATTACTAACTATACTATACATTTTTAGTATATCGCGGGATTGAACTAAAACATAACAATCGGGGACAATTCCATTGTATTCATTACTTATCAGTTATGTAACTTACAAATAACGTTTGTATTCCAAATAAAACACCCCAATGCTGTATATTACACAAGCACTTTGAAAACTTACATAAAATGTTCCAGTGTAATACGGAATGGTATATAGATTCATTGCAAATAATAATAATATAATACCATATTATTATTTATTAATTTAACCGACAGCTGCAGGACTCGAACCTGCGCGCCCATAGGGCAATGCCTTAGCAGGGCACCGCGTTAACCACTCCGCCAAGCTGCCACAAATATACAAGCACCGAGAGTTGAACTCGGATCTCAACGGTGTTAACATCGTGTTCTAACCACTAAACTATGCCTGCACAAGTAATATAGTATATTTTTCTTTAAGTTATTTGTATGCCAAATATTTTAGTTAGCAATACGACTAATATTGGTTGACGTTTCGACAACCTGATTTGTATTTATATCGACTACTGTCCTTGTTTCTTTACGTGTACCGTTGCAGGTTTCAACTCGGGTTTCAATTTTATGACCATTTTGAATAGAAATGGTTGTATGAACTGTGTGACTCGCCGCATTACCGGAGACCCCAGGATTAAACGAAAACATTTGTTGTCCTTGTCCGGAAAACGGATTCTCGTGGTGTGTAAATGAATTATTAAAAAATTGTTTAAATAAATGGTCAGGGTTGACAAAATGTGCACCGCGAAACGCCTGGGCGGACTGTCGCTGTTGGGGTTGCTGCTCTTCTGGTGGATTTGTAAGCATTTGATACGCCTCGGAAATTTTTTTGAATTTCTCCTCTGCATCTGGTGCTTTATTTTTATCGGGGTGATATTTAATTGCCAATTTATGGTAAGCTTTTTTAATTTGTTCTTCATTTGCTCCCGGTTGTAGTCCTAATATATTGTAATAGTTCTCCATTATACATATAAAATTATATGTATTTATATGTGTTTACTTAATCAAATATTTTTAGGAGGATTGGAATAAACCGTCGGCGTAAAATGATGACGCAATTTGTTTAACTGTGTCATTTTTAATCTTCCAAAATGTAATGAAGTGTATATTAGTAACAGGAGGGACAGGATTAGTAGGTAGTGCTTTACAGTCAATTCATAATAGACATTCTGATTATAAATACGTGTTTCTATCATCAAATGATTGTGATTTAATAAATTATCAGGAGACAATGCATTGTTTTGAAAAACATAAACCGGACTATGTAATACATTTAGCGGCAAATGTAGGTGGATTATACAAAAATCTGAATAATAAAGTAGAAATGTTTGAATCAAACTTGCAAATGAATATGAATGTATTAAAAATATGTCATATTTTAAAAGTGCAAAAGGTGATAAGTTGTTTATCAACCTGTATATTTCCAGACAATACAACATATCCCATTAATGAAGAAATGCTTCACAATGGTGCACCACATTATTCAAATGATGCATATGCGTATGCGAAGCGAATGTTGGAGGTACAAAGTAAGGCATATCAAGAACAATATGGTGACGATTTTATTTGCATTATACCAACAAATATTTATGGCGAAAATGATAATTATAGTTTGGAAAATGGACATGTAGTGCCGTCGTTGATACATAAATGTTATATAGCAAAAGAAAACAATGTACCCTTTATAGTTCGTGGAACGGGAAAACCATTGCGTCAGTTCATTTATGCGAAAGATTTGGCAGAGTTGATAATGTGGGTATTGGAAAAATACGAGGAAAAAGATTCTATTATTTTGTCTGTTGGAGAAAAAGACGAAGTAAGTATCGAGAATGTTGCTAGGTTGATTGCTCGATGTTATGATTATGAAGATATGATAGAATTCGACGAATCGTTTAGTGATGGTCAATATAAAAAGACGACAAATAATAATAAATTATTAGAACTGTATCCTGAATTCGATTTTACACGAATTGAAACGGGTATTGAAAAATCAATAGAGTGGTTCAAATGCAATTATGCGAGTTGTAGGAAATAACCCCAACTGTAATGTAACTCTCGCGGGGGGATTAGTAACAAATCCATAAAATTGATTATTGTGTAAATAATATAATCAATTAAAAAATCAAACAATGCAGCTTATAATTATTTTATTAACGATTAGGCTGGTGACGTCGAGTGAACCTTGCTTTGATATGGGAAATTATTGGTGTTATAATAATCAATGTTTATCGGCAGTATTAACTACACACGGTTACAATTGCCTAGGTTCAGGACATGCCATACCCGCCAGATGTCCAGAAAATGCAATATGTGAAAATGATAGATATACGTGCAACCCCGGTTATAGAAGTGTATGGAATAATCCAGGTGGATGGGGTAGTAATTGTGATAATTGTAAATTAGACCATCGTTGTGTCGATGCAACAATTATTACCACATCGCCAACCGGAATGCCAACAAATATTCCAACGGGAATACCAACAAGTGTTCCAACCGGAATACCAACAAGTATAGAAACATACGAACCGGTAAGTGAACCCACAAATAGTCCTACGTATATTCCAACGGGAATACCAACACGGGTTCCAAGCGGAATACCAACAAGTTTCGAAACATACGAACCGGTAAGTGAACCCACAAATAGTCCTACATATATTCCAACGGGAATACCAACACGTGTTCCAACCGGAATACCAACAAGTAAGTCAACAGAAAATGGATACTCTGATGAAGAATACGACGACAACGTAGAATCAAAATATTCGTTAACCGACATTTATCTAATCGTGATATTAGTACTATTATTAGTACTAATATTAGTAATATACAAACTATTGAGTCAATGTATCGAAAAATGCCGACAAGAATATGATTTGCCAATAATAACAACTGGGACAAATATACCACCAACAATTACAAATGTACATGTTTATCAAGGAACGCATATACCCGATGGTTTACCGGATGTATATGCACACGCAATTACACCAAGTGCACCATCAATCGAAGATAAGGTGTAGAATATGGTTAGGTACACATTTACATTTTTTATATTTTTACTGTTGTATTGTTGATATATGCACCATAACTAAGTAACAATGCAATTATAAGAGGGGTTGCGAAATCATACATAAATACCTGATTTTTATATAACCAAGATGTACCGGGTTCTGGTGTCTTGTCAATGTTAGTTAAATAAAATACTAGATTGGAGGCAGGGATCATTATTTTACGTACGATACCCCCATACTGTTGTCCCCAATGATTTCTATTTTCGGTTTGTTCATAAATCTGATAAACCAATGGCCTGTAAAAGCAAAAACGATAATTATTCCCGTCGTTATTTACATAACAATCGAAATCCTCGATAGTATGCGCGGCATTTATGGCGTGGTTAATATACTGTTGTGAATATATATTCGCGTGCGTACCGGTAGAAACTATACATTTACGAAAAAAATCATTATGTTTAATTGTAATATGCGGTAATGTTCCTAATTGAATTAAACCTCCGGTTTTATTAATATAATGTATAAATTTGTTTATTTCGCGTATATAAGTACGATTTGTAATTTCCGGGGAAATAATAAAATCGTCTTCCAATACAAGAATATTTTTGAAATTATGTATTTGAGCGTGGCGAAATGCTTGTAAATAAGCGTGTGATAAATCTAAATATGAAATATTAACTTCTCTATTAGGTGGCAATATTTTATTACATTTTTTAAATCCCTTATTGTGTTGTATATACGTTGTTTTAGTAAGAAAATATTCACTTAATTGTTTTTTTACATTTTCTAATCGAGGGCTATTTTCCATTGTAAGTACATATGTAGCGTCAACATTATCAAATATATAATTTTTATTATGGTATATTTCATATTGATAGCAATTCATATTATATATATAATATATATAATATCGTAAAATGAATAAAACTCGAAAAAAAAATAAAACACCATTTAACCCCGAAGATTATAAAAGTAATGATGGTATGTTAACATCAATATGGGGGCCTTCGTTATGGCATGTATTACACACAATGAGTTTTAATTATCCGACACAGCCATCAAAAGATGAAAAAATACATTATCGTGATTTTATTCTGAATCTAAAATATACATTACCGTGCGGAAAATGTCGTGAAAATTTAAAGAAAAACATAAAGGAATTACCATTACAAATGAAAAATATGGATAGCCGCGAAACATTCTCAAAATATGTATATGATTTGCATGAGTTAGTAAATAAAATGTTAGGAAAAAAATCGGGATTGAGTTTTGAGGAAATTAAAGACCGTTATGAACATTTTCGCGCGCGTTGTGTGAATGAAAAAATACAAACCAAACTCGAGAATGGATGTATTAAACCGTTATATGGTAAGAAATCAAAATGTATATTAAAAATAGTACCAGCAGACGTGAAATGTGAAACATTAGAAATTAACAAAGAATGTATGAAATATACGTGAATTTTAGATAAAACACAATGAGATTTATATCATTATGTTTATATATAATGACAAAGAAGAATTGTAAAACGTGTGATATAACAGAAGGTTTTGAAAATAATGAAAAAAATAATACATATATTCCGTTTTGGTATGAGGACCCGAATATTATTTTCCAGACAGACTATATTTATGAATTATTTCCAAATGAAAAGATGGAATATAATCAAATGTTAAATGCAGTTACACGCAGTGTAATATTATTGACGATTGTGATTTTTTTAATCCATCCGTCTTCAAAAATGTTGTTTATGTTAATGATATCATTGGGTATAATATTTTTGATGCATTTTTATAGAAATAAACAACGTAAGAATTTAGACGAAAAGGAGGGATTTTCAAATGTAGCCCAAGACTATTTAGATGATAAATACGAAAACAATAATTACGACGAAGTATTTAGTGAACCCACCGAAACTAATCCGTTTGGAAATGTTTTAATAACAGAAATACACGATGAATCGAAAAAACCAGCTCCTCCGGCATATAATAAAAATGTACAAAGTAAAATAATAAACAGTGCGAAACAAATGGTACAACAGGCAAACCCAGATCATCCTGAAATCGCGGATAAATTATTTAAAGGTTTAGGGGAAGAATTAAATTTTGAACAATCATTACGTCCGTTTAACAGCAATCCGTCAACAACTACACCCAATGATCAAAATGCATTTGCCGAGTTTTGTTATGGTTCAATGGTATCTTGTAAAGAAGGTAATCAGTTCGCTTGTGCCCGTAATTTATCTAGACACACAAATTATTAATTAAATGATAAAAACTCTTCTCCTTGTATAATATAATGGCATCAACAAGTAATTACAATTTTAATGGATTAGGTAGAATCGGTAATGAAATCACCGAACAAAGTCAACGTACGGCTCACAATACGCGATTTGCAAATCATATGTTATCTGATTTTTTCAGTTCAGATTTATCTGATAAGCATGTAAAGTTTGCAACACAACAACCAATGATGCAGGTTAATGGTTTGGCTCACGGAAATGGATTAAATAGAGACGTGATCGACATTAATTCACTATTGACATTAAAAACCAAAGAAGAACGTGCTCACGAGAAACTTCAGTTACACGAACGCCCATTCGCGACGGTTCCTTATATGGGGCGCGGAAGTGTTAATCCTGATGTCGAAACAAAATTAATGCAGGGAGATGATGTTTTTGAGAAACGCAGTGAAATGCCTGTAACTCTTTCTGAAAAGTCTTATGATAATGTACATCTTTACCCATTAGATGAAGACGCCAAGAATAAGGCCACTAATCCTAAGTACAGTGTACAAGAAGCGGCATTATCTGGATGGGTCCGTGGCGGCGCGTCAACTCGTGAAATGAATGACGACCCTCGTAATAAGTAAAAAACGATATAAAAACAAAATTATACATAAATTAATGTATAATTTTGCGACAGTTGTAAATTATAATGATAATTTTAGTTATAGGAATACAATTCGTAATTTATTTTCTCTAAAAACAATAGATCAACATACAGAGATCGACATTGAAACGTCTGATGAAAATGATTATGACGAAGATGCAATGAATAAAGGACTGGATTACATTTATATGATTACCAAAGATGAACCATTATTTATTGAATTATATAAAAAATCCGCCGGACAAATGTTGTCCGAAGATATTCATATTGGAATGAGTATATTATTGAGTTATAGCAATTTAAAAGAATTCCACGCCTGTTTAGTGGAATATAAAACGAACACTAGTGAATTTAACAGAGAGAATGATAAATATGCAAAAATATATACAAAAGTATAAGTTAAAATATATTCATACTTTATAATGGCATCTACAAGAAGAAAAAATAATAAAGGGGATTATGCATTAAAACAAACGGAGCACGAAAATATGTTTTCAAACCGATTATACGAACATAATGCATATCCATCCCAATCACATTTACCAGGTGATGGTTTATTGCAAGGACAAATGGGACCTATGAAATTAGCGCAAAATTTTGCGGATGTTGAATCTTTTTTACGAGGTACCGGAAGTGTAGATCTTGTAAATGAACGTAAACAAATTGTTCCTATACTGAATAATTTACAAAGTGTGTCAATTATAGACAAAATGACGGTCCATATACCAGAACCATTAGTTGTTGAGCATGGTCAGCGCCCATCTTATCAAAAATAAAAATATATATGTTTTCCATCATATATATTTTAGGTTGTAATAATCGCACTTCTATATTATTACTAGTGTGTTACTATCCTATTTCTTCTCCTCACCCTCAGCCTCACCCTTCTCCTCACCCTCCTCCTCCTCCTCAGCCTCCTCCTCAACCTCAACCTCAACCTCAGCCTCAGCCTCAGCCTCATCCTCAGCCTCAGCTTCATCCTCAGCCTCAGCTTCATCCTCCTCCTCAACCTCAGCCTCAGCCTCAGCATCATTACCATTTTCTTTAATTATTTTTGTGTCCATTTTACCATTTTCTTTATTGTATAATAAACAATGTTTTTCATTTCCCCTTGTATATAATGCAACTACTTCTTCTGTTGCACTGCAAATGTCTTTTAGTTTGTCCATTTTCGCTTGTATTTTTTTATTTATGTCATCTTTATTTGGCGAGTTTCCTTCAAAAAATACGGTGAATCCAGTATTTAAACTGTCTAACATATTATTGGATATATTGGCAATTGAATCCATTGCTTTTCCTTTAATATTATCTGTACGACAAACCCCTTTATCACTATCGTCTCGTTTATAACATTTGAGTTTACTACCAATCTCACCATTAAGTTGTTGCGTTTGTTCGTCTTCTGTCATACATTCGTTTACTGTTTTACAAGGTATACCAGTTTTTGGATGCGATTTTAAACCTTTCACAAGTGTGTCTATTTTGGACCCCATTATGTTAACATTGCGCATAATCCCCATATCAGTATTTTCTCCGCCGGCGTTTACGTCATCCGCACCTCCACATTTTTTCTTTGTTTTATTATTTCCTTGTTTTCTTTTCTTTGTAGTATTCCCTCCTGATGTTACTTTTTTGTCTACATATTTTGCACCTCCGCGTTTTTTTATATTAGGATTTACGAATAATCCATTTTTTTGTGACTTTAATTTTGTTGTTGCAGATGTCATTGTATTGTATTATAATAAATGCAGATATATAAAAAATTGAATAATAATAATAATAATAATTATTATTATAAAAACAATGAGCTCTGAAAATAAACTATTGGTATTTGATGTGGAAACAACCGGGTTGTTGCCGAAACAAGAAAAAATGAATATGCATACAATTAATAATTATCCCCATATCATACAATTCAGTTATTTGTTGTATGACATAAGTAAAAACCAAATCATAAAAAAAAGTGATAACTACATAAATGTTGATTCCAGTGTAGAGATTAGCCCTAAAATTACTGAATTAACTGGTATTACACGTGACAAGTGTAAAAATGGTATCAATATATTAAATGCATTAAAGGATTTTTACGATTTATATTCACAAAGTGATGTTATAATTAGTCATAATATGAATTTCGATCGAACGATGGTATTGGCCGAAATGTGTCGCAACCATAATAGTATAACAAACACGATGCCATACATGTTCACATTATTTAACAAAGCACAAATGACCCGGAGCGAAAAGTCGCTATATTGTACAATGAAAAATGGAATAGACATGTGTAATCTTATGGTGGAATCTAAAACAAAACCTGGCGTCACATATAAAAAATGGCCGAAATTAATACAGTTGTATGAACATTTGTTTCAATATAGTCCAGAAAATTTGCATAATTCTTATGTAGACAGTCTGGTTTGTTTGCGATGTTATTTAAAAATGGAAAAAAATATAGATAATCCCGAATTTGATAAGTTAATACCTCGGCCATAAATGAAGTGTTGTATATTTTATCAAGTATTTTTTCACACTTTGTAAAATAAATGTACAAAAGAAGTGAAAAATGGTGCAGGGAAACTATAAAAAATTGAATCTCGATAATATATATTGAGATTCATACAAAGGTGTATAATATGGATAATACTGAAATATTATATAGATTGAATGCGGATTATAAAAATACCACATATCAACAAGAGTATTGGTCAAATTATTTATCAAATGGAAAACAGGTTATTCTTCTAGTAACTACATATTTTCGTGGAGGTACATTTAAAATAAGACTAGACAATGCAGAAAAGAAAGAAATACTAAAAAAAAATGAAATCAGTTTAAATGATTATAATATTACTTGCGAAGAATTACAAGAAAAATGTGCGCATTGGGAAGAAATACAAAATGAGTCGTCATACAACAAAGAAGAATTACGTGAAATATATTGTCTCCGTCTTATTTGTTGTAATATAGAAAACGGCGAAGAATATAATGGCGAAAATGAAAGGAGTTTGGGTGAAGAATTATTAGAAGAGAATAAATGGTCATTAGAAAATACGATATACGGTATAGATACTGGGTGTATATTGGCAAAAATTCAAAACAATGATGATGATACAAATGATGATGCACTAAGCATAGATTCGGGACAGTTTAAATGTCAGCGTTGCGATCATACAGAAGATAAAAACAACTGCTACAAATGTGACGATGATGACATTTGTAGCAGTTGTTACGGTAATGGGGGAGATTATGGACCACTTGAAGAATGGGTATGTGAATACTGCTTGCCCGCCTGTTTAACGTGTGGTGGTTCAATAAGACATTCGCAAGACGAATGTTGTGGAAATGGCCGAAGTGATATACCGAATCACTGCATTGATTCACGCAAACAAAAAAGGAAAGTATTTACATATATGTAAATTATTTATCCCGAGCACATATCACATACTTCGTGTTCCATATTATTATGTTCTTTTTTTTCAGGTTCAATTGTAAATTGCTGTGCTTGATGTACCGCACGTCTACGCAAATAATAAATACCAGTTTTCAATCCCTTGGACCATCCATAAAAGTGCATGGACGTTAGGTTACTATAATTTGGGTCTTCAATCCACAAATTCAGGCTTTGACTTTGACATATAAATACACCGCGGTCAGCCGCCATATCAATAACGTGTTTCATTGGGATTTCCCATACGGTTTTGTACTTTTGTTTAATTGAATCAGGCACATCTTCGAGCTGTTGAATACTACCTTTATTGGCAATAATATTATTTTTGATGTCTTCGTTCCAAATACCAAGTTCAATTAAGTCAGCCATCATATATTTGTTTGCAACAATAAATTCACCTGCAATTGTGCGGCGATTGTAAATATTGCTTGTAATCGGTTCAATGCATTCATTATTACCGAGTATTTGGGATGTTGAGGCGGTTGGCATGGGCGCCATTAATAGAGAATTGCGCATACCATATTTTTTGACCTTGTCTTTTAAACCATCCCAATCATAAGATAATCGACTATGGTCAAACTCGTCCCACAAATCGAATTGTAGTAGTCCTTGTGATGCTGGTGAGCCATCAAATGTTTCATACGCACCAACAAGGGTCGAACCCTTGCTCATCAGTTCCTCCATAACTGGTCGTTCTTCTTTTTGAAAAATTTCGATATATGCCTCGCGGTGAATATCCGTTGTATTATAATATTTCTCGGCAATAATATCATAACGTTCTTTTGCAATATCATTTGAACATTCCACTGATGCGTGATAGATTGTTTCAAAAATCTTGAAATTAATAATTTTGGCTTCTTCGCTTTGAAATGGAATATTCATTTTAAAATATACATCGGCTAACCCCTGAACACCAATACCAACGGGACGATGACGCATATTACTTTTACGCGTTTTCGGCGTAGGGTAATAATTCACGTCAATAATTTTGTTGAGATTGCGTGTAACTACTTTTGAAACTGCGTGAAGTTTTTCATAATTATAAACCGAATTTCCACTACTATCGGTATCAATAAACGACGGTAATCCAATACTTGCCAGATTACATACAGCTGTTTCATCTTTGTCACTGTATTCAGTTATTTCAGTACATAGATTTGACGACTTAATAATACCTACATTTTTTTGATTGGATTTGCGGTTTACACTATCTTTATAAAGTAAATATGGCGTACCTGTTTCCATTTGACTATCCAGTACACGAAACCATAAATCGCGAGCTTTCATTGTTTTACGACCTTTACCAGATGATTCATATTTCTCATAAAGCTGGTCAAACTCTTCACCGTACACATCACTTAGCCCGGGGCACTCATCTGGACACATAAGAGTCCAATTTCCGTCGGCTTTAATGCGCTTCATAAATAGGTCAGGAATCCATAGCGCATAAAATAGGTCACGGGCTTTCATTTCTTCATCACCGTGATTTTTACGCATTTCTAAAAAGTGCTCAATATCCCCGTGCCACGGTTCCAAATAAATAGCAAAACTGCCATTTCGCTTACCACCACCTTGGTCAACATATTTGGCGGTATTATTAAACACGCGTAACATGGGTACGATTCCATTAGAAATTCCATTCGTGCCTCGAATGTGACTTCCCGATGCGCGAACATTATGAATATGTAAACCTACACCCCCGGACCATTTTGAAATCATTGCACAGTCTTTCAATGTATTATAAATACCATCAATACTGTCATTTTCCATACCAATTAAATAACAGGAACTAAGTTGGGGATGAGGTGTCCCTGCATTAAACAGAGTAGGTGTACCGTGTGTAAAATATTTTTGACTTAAATAAGTATAACTTTGTTTCACACTTTCCAAATCGTTTCCGTGAATACCAATACTAACACGCAACCACATATGCTGTATACGCTCTACAATCTGTGTATTAATGCGCATTAAATATGCACGTTCCAATGTTTTAAATCCAAAATAATCAATTAGATAATCCCGACGGTAATCAATTAAGCTTTCCCATACCTCTTTATTGGAATTTACAATGTCTATAAACTCTTTTGTAACCATCGGGCTGTGTTTATTGTGTTTATCCTTGAAATTATATAGCTTATTCATTACGGTAAAGAAAGACTGTTTAATATTTTTCTGATGATTTGAAACAATTAAATGATTCGCTAAAATATTGTATTCGGGTCGAATAGAAGACATTGCCGCGCATTGTTCGGCCATAAGTTCATCTATTTGACACGTTGTAATGCCGTCATATAACTGATCAATCACCTTTATGGTAAGGGTTGTATAATTAAGTTTAATCTTCTCATCATTCCCTATTTTTTTCACACGATTTAGAATCTTATTAAATGAGATAACTTCTTTCCCACCATTGCGCTTTGTAACAAACATTTCCGCATCATCATTCGTAAATGAGGACATGAATACTATTTAATAACAGTATAAAAATATTTTTATATATATTTATAATTATATCATAATGACAAGAACGTGTCCAACACATATGATATTTGCGTGTGATAATAAATATGGAATCGGGTTTAATAACTCGTTACCAAACTGGAATTTACGAAATGATTTGCATAGATTTAAAACGTTAACAACTGGTGAAGGAGATAATTTTATTATTATGGGAAAAACTACGTGGTTATCGCTGAATAAACGACCATTACCAAATAGAATAAATATAATATTATCAACTACACTTGATAAAAATATAAACTATAATAATGTTGTTGTAAAAGAAACCAAAGAAGAAATAGATGAATATATCGAGGAATATAAAAAAGAGAATTCCCAAGTTTGGATCATTGGGGGCGCACAAGTATATAAAACATATTTGCACGAGGTGGACAATATTTATTGGAGTCACGCAGCTGATTGTTTTACAGCGAATGTATTTTTAGACAATGAAGTAATCACATTTTTAGATAATCAACAATGGAAAATAGAAAAAAAATATGAACATTCCGATATGTGCGATATGTACACATTTAAGATGTGTACCGTAAAAAAATAATTATTAAAATATTCAAAATTAACATAATTTAATTGTTTCGATTATATTATTTACAGATAGATTATGAATAATTTTATTGTTATTGTCTTGGGTTTCAACAATAATTTTTTTCCGCGGTTTTGTTCCTCGATGTTCATATCCGGTTTCTCTCTCTGTTACTATGGTATTCCAAGTATCTTCAATTAATGGACTTGCACTTTCAAACCATTTTTTATTTCGTTTTACCAATACACAGCTCATTTCATCCAAATAATAATAAGACCTTTTTATAACTATATGAGATTGACTATATTGAACCTGTGTCGATTCTATCCATAAGTCAATATCTTCTTTATTTGTTGATTCGTTGACACCGCGATATACATAAAATGGTTTATAACCATCACTCTCTTCATTATTATCATACAATGATGGTTTTTTCATAAGTTGTAATATAACTCCCGTGTGGGGTTTACTGTCATTTTCATAAAATGCTTGCTCCGTTTCATATTCTTTAAACCGAGTCTCGAAGAAGTCACAATAGTCTAAATTGCAGGTTTCCATTTGTATTTGCATTTGAACCCAATATTCCTCTTTTGGTATACCCGTGATTTCTCTATTTACAATATTTTTAATTTCCAACATACGACCATATAGAGGACTATTCGGGTCTATGTTTATACCATCGGGGGATGCACCAATATATTCGAATTTTTCGTGAGTAATACACCCAAAATCGCCGACTTTTGTTTTATGTATATCTTCATATAACATAACACTAACGGGTTCATATTTATTACCCCATTCCATCGGTCCGCCGTAATAATGAGACGATTTCGAATTAACATTACATTTTTCATATATGATACTATTTCGCGTAGATTCAGATTTGAATATTTTCCATAGGTTACTTGCCGTTATCATATTTTTCCGTTTTGTATACCATTCCTCACTTTTTTGGTCGGGTTGGGGTTTATTTTTCAATAATTCGATGGTGTGTTCGCTATTATTACAATATGTAATGGTGTTTAATGGAATGGTATATTCAGGTATATCATTACATACAAGAACATTATCGATGTGTTGTTTATAATGATATGAGTCTGTTTCACCAAAGGTGATATCTAAACACGTTTCGAGGTTTTTCTTATATTTATGTGAATAATAATTAACCATCGAATCACTAATAAGTGAGTATATCGTATCGTATACACATTCTAAGTCATACTCATTATCAATAGTTATACTATTATCATCATCATTGTCTAACGAATCATTCATATTTTCTAAATCCATATAATATATATTAAATTATATTTTTAATATCTACTTATTCAATTTTTTGTCTCTTTTTCATTGTTTCGCTTAGTTTTGTTCTTTTTTGGGGTCAAGCTGGCCAATATACTTTTTTTCCCATCGTTTCGTATAGAAAAGTTATGATTGTTATTATTGTAATATAGCCCAGGGATGCCTGTAATTTTCATAGTTTCTTTATTATAAATAACGTCAGTAATTTTTGTTAATCGATTCTGGGCAACACAATTAATAAAATATTTTTTTAATATATCACCATTTCCGTCATTTGACGTGCAAAAATCGTCTGCATAATCATTGAGTAATTTGATTTTAATGTTTTTTACTAATTTATTCCATGGCTTACATACACTCGAATTTGTATCATTCTCTAATAATCTTTTAATATCGTCATTCGTGTCGTTCTGTTCAAACATATTCTATCTATAATATATTTATATAGTTATATCTATACTATTTATAAAAGTGTATTTATGGAAAGCAAAAGTGTATTTATGGAAAATAAAATAGTATTATTAGAAAAACCAAAAAAAAATAGGAAAATAACAACCCATAAATTATGGAATAATAATATAAACTGTACTGAACAATTATTGTTGGTGAAAAATATTCAAAACAAAATCGTATGCAATGACAGTATTATATTACAACAACAAATCAATCGAAAAATGCAGGGATACAAACAACAGGACAAACTTAAAAAATTGTTTGATGAATTAAAATTCATTAATATAGACAGGATTATAGAAATGATGATTAATCAGGAGAACAAATGTTACTACTGTAAGGAGTCTACCATTTTATTTTATGAAAAAGTAAGAGAACCAAAACAATGGACATTAGAACGTATCAATAATAAAATGGGGCATAATAATGATAATTGTGCAATATGCTGTTTAAAATGTAATGTTACGCGCAATACAATGTATTTAGAGCGGTTTAAATTTACAAAAGAGCTTGAAATAGTTAAAAAAACATAATATAAATAGTTCTGAGTATATTATTTATATGGAAGAAATCGAAAAAAAATTAGATCAGTTTATAATAAATAATCGTATACCTCATATTATATTTCATGGTACCCGTAGTGTTGATAAAAAAGCAATTATTAACAAATTTGTACAAAAAATATACAATTATAATAAGGAACAAATAAAAGAGAACATATTATCAACCGACTGTTCTTATGGTAAAGGTATCAAATTTATACGCGAAGATTTAAAGTTCTTTGCAAAGGCAAATATTAGTTCAAGCAATACGAATTTGTTTAAGTCAATTATATTATACAATGCAGATAGTTTAACAGTAGATGCCCAGTCAGCATTGCGACGCTGTATCGAAACATTTAGTAATACTACGCGATTTTTCTTAATTGTTGAAAACAAATATAAATTATTAAATCCGATATTGTCTCGTTTTTGTGAAATTTATGTACCAGAACAAATAGACAATGGACGAATTATTACAAATAATAATTATTATGATTTAGATACTTATGTAGAAGACATAAATAATAAAATGACTATATTAAACCAACAAACTCATATTGAGCATAATGATTTATTAAATATAAGTACCCATTTCTACGAAAATGGAGTGAATTGTTTACATTTTATTGAATGGTTAAAAAAACAAACACCGATAAATATGTCGGATATATCCGACATATGTTTGTATTTCGATAAAGTAAAATCGGATTTTAGGAACGAATCTTTATTGTTTTTGCATATTTTAAATTATTATTATTTTCGTTTAAAAATTAATATAAAATCATAATATTATTATATTTATAATATGGATGACTTTGTCATATCAAACCTGCACGAATCACGAAATGAGTGGTGCGCCCGCCTTGTTTCTATATTGAGTCCCCTTGTTGTAGAAGGGTTTAAATCCATATTTAATGAGTCGTGGAAAATGTGCATTGATAATGACGAATTAAATAAATATTTAATGACGTTTCAAGAGTTATTAAAAAGTATTCCAAAATGGAATAACGAAATTATTGGTGAAGAGCGAAAGCGAATTATTGAACGTAGTGGTTGTAATTATTTAGAAGATTTGATTATGTGTGTTCATATTATTCAATTGAAAGTATTAACTTGTATTCGGGTCGGAAATAAACAAAAAAAAATAGATATTTCCACACCCAAATTAGACGAATTTATTCATAAAGTATACATTCATTGTGCTCGTAAAATTTATTGCAATGTATATTTATTTGAGAAGAACATCTCACCATTGCAAATACAAAAAAATAATCGTGAATTAGAAATTATAATTCAGGAATGTATTTTGATCGCAATTCGTGATTCTATTCCAACGGAATCAATTATTCGCGCATATATGGACGAAGCATTAGAAGAGGAAGAACAAGTATTTATTGAGTCCATACCAAATGACGAAGTAAATGGGACAGAAGATACAATCGAATCTATGGAAAATAAAGAAGTAATTAAAAATGATAATCACATTAGTGAAATTCTAGAATCGGGTAAACCCCCCGAGCAGGTCTTGGGTATAACAAATACAGATGATGAAACTCCCGTCACACGATTAACATTTAATGATATGGATAGTGTTTTAGACGAAAGTAATAATGTTAAAAATATAGAAGCCCCCAAGACGTTTGAACGTTTAGAGGAAATGAGTATGAATCGTGCACTTGAAGATAAATTAAATGCACAGGACCCCGATGATATCGATGATGAATTGAAAATCGGGGAAGAACTCATTGATTTGAATGATTTTGAAGACCTAAGTTCTGTTAAAACGAAGGAACCCTCACTTGATGATATAATATTAGATGGTGTTGAAGAATTATAATAATTCGTGTAATTAATGAAAAAAATCCATACTAATATTTTATTATGGAGAAAGAACTTACTTTCTCGCTTATTATTGTACTCTTTTACAGTTTAATGAAATTTGCTGAAATGAGGTTCATTGACAAGGAAATGAAACCAATTAAGGTATTAATTCGTGATAGTTTTATGGTGTTCGTTTCATCATTTGTTGGTTCTTATCTATTTATAAATTATCATCAAACATTTAGTAATTTTTTTAGCATTGTTACAGATAAAAATATGCTGGATATGACCGATACCCGTGTTTATACTGATAAACCCTCATTTTAATCCACACCGCGGAATAACTAACGTTGACTAAGAAGGAATTCAACCTATTGTAGGTATTGAATTTCTTCATTGATTTAAATTTGTATAAAAATGATTTTATATACGAATATTATATAAATATGGAACAGTTGGATTATAAGGAATCTGTTCTCAATATCTTGCAAAATGAAAAGATAAAGGCTATACGAATAGGCAACAAAATACGAGCAAGTGCATTTAAAAAAGGTTATGAGGGGGTATTAATGCACGAGGAACCAGTATACGATATAGACGAATTAATAAATATTAAGGGCATTGGTAAAGGTATTGTAAATACAATAAAATATAATTTAAATGAGAATTCAGATAACAAAGATACAAATGATCCTGAAAAAAAGGAAAAATATGATTTATTGGAATCACTTACACACATTCACGGGGTAGGACCAAAAAATGCTGAAATATTAATGAACAAAGGTGTGTCGAGTATTGCTGATTTACGTAAAAAACTTGTAACAGACCCGAAATTATTAAATGATGTACAAAAAAAAGGGTTGAACTATTATGAAGATATTTTGCAACGCATTCCACGCAGTGAAATTGTAACTTATGAAAAACTATTTTTAGATGCATTTGACGAATTGAAAGAAGATGATAGTCGGTTTATCATTGTAGGAAGTTATCGTCGAGGTGCAGAAACATCGGGAGATATTGACATATTTATAAGTTCGAAAAATAAGGACGTATATACGAAATTTATCGATAAATTAGTCAATACAAATATAATAGTGGAAGTGTTATCAAAAGGACCTACAAAAACGCTGGTGATTACAAAATTAAATGATAAAAGTATTGCGCGTCGTGTAGATTTTTTGTATACGCCAATTGAAGAATATCCATTTGCTATTTTATATTTTACCGGAAGTAAAGATTTTAATACAGTTATGCGTGGTCAGGCATTAAAAATGGGATATACATTAAATGAACACGGAATTTCAATTAAGGATAAAGGAAAACCCAAAGGAGATAAATTAGAAACCAAATTTACAGAAGAAAAAGACATTTTTGATTTTTTGGAGTTAGAGTATCGAGAACCAAATGAACGAAAAAATGGATTTGCTGTCAAAAAAATAAAGAATGCAACCGAAAATAAAACGTTAAAAAAACAAATAATACAAAATAAAACAGGTTCAAATAAACCAACTTTAAATATAGAATCTCCGGCAGTAGATGGGACAGCGAAAATGGAAACAATTAATATCGCGGAAGACGACGTCGCTGACCAATTAGATATAGAAGATATATCGACACAAGAAGCACCTACAATTATAGAAAATAATATTGTAGATGATAAAATAATGGTTGAAGAGAAACAAGCAATAACAAAGAAGAAAAGAGGGCGTCCCAAAGGAAGTAAAAATAAAACAGTTAAAAATATAAAACAACCGAAAGAAAATAAATTCCCCGCTATACTTGAAGAAACTATCCGTGAAAGTGAAGAAGATATATATACAAACAAATCAAATAATATTATAGATGTATTACCCGATACAGTTGAACCTGTGATTAAATTAGAAAAAATAGAAACAAATACAGAAGATGGAGAACCTATCGTGATAGAAGAACCCGTATTATTAGTTCCCACTGCGAAAACAAAGAAAACGCGCGGAAGGCCGGCAAAAGGAGAAAAAAACAACAAAACAAAGAAGTTAGAAAATAAATCAGAAGATAAAGTAATGAAACTAAAAGACAAGGACATTTTACAACGCATGAACGATTTTAAATCAAAAGGTATGTCATATTTAGAAACACTTTCTAAAAATGAAATCAATGCACTGATAGTACTCGCAAATAAACAATTCCATTCTTATGTGGGAGAGAAAGATAGCCCGATTTTTACAGATAATGAATATGATATTGTAAAAGATTATTTGGAACGCAAACATCCTGATGCTCCGGCATTAAAAGAAATCGGTGCACCGATTGAAAAGCATAAAGTTGAACTTCCTGTAAATATGCCTTCAATGGATAAGATAAAACCTTCCACCAATGCAGTTGATACCTGGAAAGGGAAATATAAAGGACCATACGTAATTTCTTGTAAATTAGATGGCGTAAGTGGTCTATATTACACATTAAATGGAGAACATAAATTATTTACTCGCGGAAATGGTAGCGTTGGTCAAGACGTGTCCCATTTATTGAAACATATAAAAATCCCCGATATCAAAGATGTGATTGTACGTGGAGAATTCATTATTGCAAAGGATACCTTTGAAAATAAATATAAGAAGGACTTCTCTAATGGACGTAACTTAGTTGCCGGTATAGTAAACAGTAAAAAGTTGGATACAAAGGTCAAAGATGTTGAATTTATTGTTTATGAAAAAGTACAACCGGAAATGAAACCGAGTGAACAAATGTCAACAATGACAGAGGAAGGGTTCTCCGTTGTTCAAAATAAAAGTATAAATGAAATAAATAATGAAACACTGTCTAATGTATTGGTTGATTGGAGAAAGAATTATAAATATGAAATCGATGGTGTTATTGTAAGTGACGATGCGATTTATAAACGTGCAAATAAAAACCCGGATCATTCATTTGCTTTTAAAATGGTAATGAGCGACCAAGAAGCGGAATCCAAGGTGGTTGATGTGTTATGGAGTGTAAGTAAAAATGGATACTTGAAACCCCGGGTTCGCATTGAGCCGATTAATATTGGTGGTGTAAAGATTGAATATGCGACTGGGTTTAATGGTGATTTTATTGAAAAGAATAAAATAGGTGTAGGTGCATTAATTAAGATAATACGCAGCGGTGATGTAATTCCTTATATTAAAGAAGTAACAACTCCCGCGGAAAACCCCAAAATGCCGGATGTTGATTATACGTGGACATCCACCCATGTAGATATTATATTGACAAATAAAGAAGGAAATAGTGAGATGCTAGAAAAAACGGTTACTATATTTTTCACCAGCTTAGATGTAGCAAGTTTATCGTCCGGAAATGTTAAACGTTTAATTGCAGCGGGTTATAATTCTATATGTAAGATTTTAGAAATGAAAGAAGAAGATTTCTTGAAGGTGGATGGTTTCAAAGAAAAAATGGCAAAGAAGATATATGAAAGTATACAGGAAAAAATGAAAACGGCTTCATTGGTTAAAATAATGGCGGCGTCTGGTAAAATGGGCCGTGGTATGGGAGAACGTAAATTAAAACCGATTATGGAGAAATACCCGGACATTTTAAATACGACTGGTCGTCCCGAAGAAAAAATATTACTGCTGCGTCAAATAAATGGCGTTGGACCCGAAAATGCAAAAACGTTCGTGGAAAATATTGGTTCATTTTTAGAATTTATGCGTCAATGTAAACTCACATACAAATATGAAGAACCACCCACCCAAGATATGACGACAGATACAGCCGAACGTGTAATGGATAAAACCAATATGTTATTTAATAAGAAAATTGTAATGACAAAAGTACGTTCAAAAGAAATCATTGAAAAATTACCGATTTTTGGCGCAGAATTGGAAAATAATATATCCAAAAATACCTTTGCTCTAATCACAAAATCAAAAGAGGAAACATCCAATAAAATAATAAAGGCTCAGGAAATGAGCATTCCTATTTTTACACCGGATGAGTTTATTGATAAATACTTGAAATAGTAATGTTGCCGAAAAAGAGTAACAAAGTGTATATTATATAATGTAGTATAATATACAATGCGGAATTCATTACACAGATATGTTTGTAATAATCATATAGAATTATTAATAGAAACACTGTTATCCCCGTGTAGAGGGATTTGTAAAATATGTAAACAAAAACGAGTAAATGGTTATTCGAATCCAGACCATGTATCAAACCCATTTGGCTATTTATATTTAATACCCCGTTTATGTGAGAGTTGTGCTGTTAAACATAAAAAATGTATGTGGTGCAATTATTGAGACCGTTTTTTTCCTCCAAATGTTACAGGCCCATTATTTTCATCATTCATATCCATATTGTCACTAGCTTCTTTCATCATTCTTAAATAATCATCATTGGTTTTTAATAATCCAGCATTATCAATGTTTCCGATTACTGTTCCACTTTTGTCTACAATATTTCCATCTTTATCATATATTCCAACAAATTTTTTATTTTTTCCCAATGTATATACCTCGTCGTTTATATCTACATATACAATAATTCTACCGTTTATTACTGGAATAGTGGGATTTTCAACATCTATGTAATACCCCCACATTTGAGCGGCTGCTATTGCCTCTTGTATTTTACTTTCTTTATCTAATAAGAACTTTTTATCTTGGGGTTTTTTTGGTCTTGTTGGTGGAGAAGAACCTTTCGGGTCTTTTGTAGAAGAACTGTCTCCTCCTTTTAATGAACCACACTCACCCATTGTTGCGCCCGAATATTTTACATATTCTTTGAAATTGCATTTTGTACTGCGATTACCACGACATTTTCGGCATTTTTTCTCATATTTTTTGATTTTATTTTCATTGGTTCCATCGTCTATAAAACGCGATAATTTCTTGCATGTATTACAGCGTCCATATTTTACTTTTGGGGGGCATTTCTTCACCGCATCAGAATTATTCATTAAACTTTCAAATCCCGATTTTCCGAATGTTTTATTATTATAACACACATTTTGTTTTGGAACGAGTGAGCTTATAACCGCAACCGTACCAACTGCAATAGGTGTAAACATTTGTATATTACCCCCTTTTCGTCTTTTTTGTGTTTTATTTTTTATTTTTTTCGTTTTCATTTTTTTACCCTTCTCTGTTTTCATTTTATATTATAATTATAAAATAAAATAAAATTTATACATAACTCTCTACGTTGTTTACATAAAATGTGCGCAAAGAGTCCTCACTATTATCGGTCGTTTCATAAACTTTGAAAAAGTCACTTTCTAATTGTGCGACGGGGGTATGGTTATGGACCTGGCGAGCAATCATTTTGTATAATTTAAAATTCGGATAACGCTCTTCACCACTTTTTTTATATAAAATATTTTTTCCATTGTCATCAGTGCACCAATTTGCAATTGTTTGTTGGAAATCATTGAGTTTATTGATTTTCATTTCACTATCAATTACAAAATCATAAATAGAACAACCTAAACGACACAAATCAAAGCTATAATTTGGCATAATTTTTTTTTTGGAAAAATCACAGAAGGGTTCAAAATTATATTGAGTATGGGCATCACCCCCCTCTTTAAAACTGTCACTACAATATGTTATATTATTGTATGTTATGATTGCTCTACCAAAGTCAATCATTTTATAAATACGTCCATAAGTCGGTACCTTATATACAATGGAATTATAATGGTAATAAATATATTCGTAATCTACTTCATCATACATAATATTATTTGTATGGAGATCATTGTGTGTAAAATTAAATGCCTTCTGTAATGTAATTAATATCATAATAATTTGAAATAATGCAGAACGACCTTGGTCTTCGTCAATGACATTATTCGCCAATAAACTATCAAATGTATTATTACACTTTTCCAGACATATCATTTGAACAGGAAAATCTTTAATATATGCATATAACGGTTCTTCTTCAATACTACTTTCTTCTTCGTCTTCTTCGTCTTCTTCGTCTTCTTCGTCGTCTTCTCCCGAAATATTAATTTCTTCTTCGTCTTCTGTATGTTCTTCGTCAGAATCCTCATTATCTGACTCGGACATAATACTATTATCATTATCACTTTTATCAGCATTGTCATTCTCGTACACAAGGTCTAATTTACTTTTTTCACTGTTTAAAATATCATTTATTTCCAATGTTTCAACATCAATTTCTACATTATCGTCGGCTATTTCTAAAACAGGTTTATTTTTTAATGACGTTTTATTTGTATATTCAGAATATGTGTCTTTGTCAAAAATGTTGGTATTAAATAATTTTCCTAGACCATTTTCAAAAAAATCATATGATTGCAAATAATCAATATCATCTATAATATTGATACGGTATTGGTTTTGAATACCGATATACGAACCATAATACTCAACGCTATTGAAAAAGTTATAATGTTCTCTAAGTTTATTTATTAGGATGCAACACATATTATCTACATATGATGTGTTATGTATCGACTGAATTTTATAATGAAGTTCTTCATTATTATAATAAGGTAATTCTGTTAAATGTAAATCGTGTTTATATTTACCAATCATATAGTGACAAGGATCTAAAAGTGGAGCATATTTAAAAAATATTTGTTTGTCTATTTTGACATCATTTTCATCGGTTACTGTATGGTTGTCATATAAGTGATATTTGTGATTAAATTGAGCATATGTGAGATTTTCATTATTGTAATCTTTATAGCAGGGATTAAATGCAACTAAACTATCGATATCAAAAGGGTTATAATCCTCGTTGTCATTTTCCCATTTTTTGGGAGTTACTATTGGTTTTTCTAATAAATTAATACTAAATTTAGTCATTTGTTCTAATAATGTAAAACTATTTAATAAAATTCTAAATTAAACACATTCGTTATATAAATTAAAAAATCATCAAATGATATATTATAATGACATTGGAACTTAAAAAATTTGACATGCGTAACATTACGTTTAAACCTGATGAGAATAAAGGACCGGTAATCGTAATGATTGGTCGCCGTGATACAGGTAAATCATATCTAGTGCGCGATTTATTATATCATCATCAAGATATTCCGGTTGGAACTGTTATATCGGGAACAGAAGCAGGTAATGGATTTTATGCAAAACATGTACCTAAATTATTTATTCATGAAGAATATAGCAGCATTTTAATAGAAAACATTTTAAGACGGCAAAAGGCAGTATTAAAACAAATGAAAAAAGAAGAAGCCGCTTATGGACGTAGTCGGGTTGATCCTCGCACATTTGCTATATTAGACGATTGTTTATATGACCAATCGTGGACACGTGATAAATTAATGCGATTGTTATTTATGAATGGTCGCCACTGGAAAGTAATGTTAATTATAACAATGCAATATCCATTAGGTATTCCCCCGAATCTTAGAACAAATATAGATTATGTTTTTTTATTACGAGAACCCTATATGACAAATCGAAAGCGTATATGGGAGAATTATGCATCAATGTTTCCAACATTGGAATCGTTTAGTGCGGTAATGGACCAAACAACGGAAAACTACGAATGTTTGGTTATAAATAATAATTCAAAATCCAATAAATTAAATGACCAAATCTTTTGGTATAAAGCCGAAGGTCGACCCGATTTTAGACTGGGTTCAAAAGAATTTTGGGAACTATCAAAAGGAATTAATTCAGACGACGAAGACGACGCATACGACCCAAATAAATCACATAAAAAAAGTAAAGGACAACAGATCAACGTTAAAAAAACAAAATGGTAACATAAGCGGAGTTTAATCATCATTTTCACTTTCAGTATCAACTAGGTCATTATAATCACTATTTATGTTATTGTTATTATTTGCATTAATATAAATATTCTCATCGTGTTCACTTTCAGTATCAACTAGGTCATTATTTACGTCATTGTTATTATTTATAATATTATCATCATTTTCATTCTCACTTTCACTACTATCATCTGTTTCAATGATTCGAGTGACTCGTCTGTTAATGTCTGTGTCTCTTTTAAATATATTAGTATAAATGTGTTTTCGTTTTATAATTTGAATGTGATTATCTTTAAATTCTTCATTATCGTCTGTTTCGTAAAAATCTACATATTTGTCATTCACTGGTGTTTGATGGTGTTTATTATTATGTATAATCCGTTTTATTCTACCAAACCGATTATTATACAATATAAATCGTTTCATTTTATAAAAAAACAGAGTTTCGTAATAATTTATTTTAAAAAAATCATTACTATAACTCATTAATAAATACAATCTATAATATGGCGTAAATGCATTAATAATTAATTTCTTATCAAAATCGGGAGACACGTGTAACTTATAACGGCGAATTTTTATTTCACTGTTAACAAAATCAATCATTCTCAAAATTTTTATATATAATACATCGGTTGTCAGATTACGTATATCATCCCTTATAAATTGTTCCTTTAACATAGTCATATTATGTTCTTGAAATTCATAAATATTAAAATCGACTTTAAAAAAATTATAAAGGATTTCATTGAAATATAACGTATCGAACTTCATCTTGAAATAAAAATTATATAAATCCGCTTTTGAGAAATGTATATTATTATATGGATTTTTAATGGGAATTGGAGTAATAAAGAAGTCGTCTCCTCCTGTCATTTTATCATTTAAAAGTTTAAATATATCCGTCATTTTAAATAAATATTTTTTCTTATGTTGTACAATACAAATAACATTTTTACTGGTTTCACTTATTTCAGTAAACCCCATATCCGTATTTATCTGTGTCTTGTAATATTTATGTTTAAATAATTCCCGGAATCTTAATAACCCAAAATAACATTTTTGAACTGCGCAGAATATATCTTCCATATATTTTCGTTGGTTACTCGTAATAAACGGGTGTTCAATCCTATCCTTATAAAAACTAAATTTAGATTCAAACTCACTATTATATTTATGAATACATATATCTAAAAATACAGATTTGGCCCTTGCATAGTCACAGTCACTATGATATTCGTTTTGGGATATTTCAGTTGATAAATTCATATAATGTATAAAATCGTCGTCATAATTTATTGGTTCATAATCCTTTTTACATTTTAACACTCGATTAATAATTTTTCGATATAATTCCATTATATAAAAATAATATTTAGTTTTATATAATTTAAACAACATTTTAATCACTCTTCGTAGAGTCATCATCCTTCACAGTGCGTTTATCTTGGTCGGCCAATACATCTTTAACGTGCTGTTTAATCCCTTCGTCGGTGGCAACTTCCCTACTATCAAAATCAACAGTATCTGTTACACCCGTTAAATTACCATCTTCGTCAATGGTTTGTGTCAATACATTTCCAGATTCTTCCGCCTTTTTAATATTGTCTCTGATCGCGTTTTCCTTTGTTTCGCGTACACGTTTTTCAAATTCATCCTTTGCTTTGGACTCGTTTTTAACCTTTTCACTGTGCAACTGATTTAGCTCTTCTTCCATAAATTCAACACGACCAGTTTTGTACGCATCGGGGTCCCAGGGAATCCACATACCGACCGGTCCCACGAAAATATCGTGATTGGGGTCAATATCACGCAATGATTTACAACGACGCTCTGCTTCCTCCTGTGTATTATAAACCCCTCTCACTTTTAGTCCACGTACAGAAGTCTGGAATACATTTTTACGATTAAAATCTTCATTCAAACGTTCTTCGTTCTTATCCATAAACGTTTTATAATCGTCTTCAATAGTATTTTTTTTGAGATTACCCTGTTCCTCTTTTACAAATTCATTAAAATCAGCAATCGCAGTTTCAACATTTAGATTATATTTATAAGACATAAAATGAATAAAGTCAAAGAATTTAGACATTGATTTAGTAAAATCCCACGATTTAATAAATTCTTCAAATAAGAAGTGTTCTCTGCGTTTTAGAATATTTTCAGGAGAAACAAAGGACAAACAAGTGAATTTTTGTCCGGCAAGTGTGGCATCCTCGTCGCACAGGTCAACATATTTAGGATTCGACTCCCCATCAATCATTTTTCTTTCAAAACCCGACATATAATAATACATATAATCTTTTATTTATATTATATTTTAGAATTATTTTGTATTCATATATTATAAAATGAACGGTGTGTTTGATTTCCAAGAACTCGTTAAACGTGTTGTTAAGTACCTAGTTGAAGGTATTGTTGTTGCCATTGTTGCCTTTGCTGTACCCAAGAAGCAACTTAATATTGAGGAAGTTATTATTATTGCCCTTGTTGCCGCTGCAACATTTAGCATCCTCGATGTATTCATTCCGTCAATGGGTGAGACTGCTCGCACAGGTGCTGGCTTCGGTATTGGTGCAAACCTCGTCGGTTTTCCCCGGGTCGCTTAAATAATTTATAATGTTTAGATTTTATATAAATATTATAATGGATGTCACTTACAAAAACGTTATTATGTTTTACCAAACTACTTTAAGAAATGTTGGGCTTTATACGTCGATTTCATTCGCCGCGCTTGGATACAGTCGTTATTATCGAGGTAAATCCCAAACATATAACATTGGATTAATCACAATCAGTTTAATATTCAATTTAATTGCGTTTGCTATTAATTATTATTTATTAGAAGATATGGTTTCTATATTACGTACGTATAAAGAAGACCCAAATGCGTCTCTCTCATTAGATAAATGGGTGCGAATACCCAAAATGATAGTGGTATTGCAATTAACCTTGTTTTTGTTTGGTGCATATACATTATTTAAAAATATTAAACAGTAGGGAAAAATTGCCAATCTAATGTTTTACATACTTCTTTCCAAATCATATCCTGTTCCAATTGTTTTTCACGGTCCTTCATCATCGGGATAAATGGTAAATACTGGTCTTGATCTAGCAATACACATAATTGATATAATGTGTATGTGTAATTAAAAAAATTAGTGCGGTTGGGTGGACAGTGAATTGCCCACGGCTTTTGTATTTCAATAAACAATACACATAAGGTTTCGTGCAATTCTTCATTCATTATGGGGGGTTTGATTCCAAATATCGAATTAATATATTGAATATGTTCAAAATATTTATTTAATCCTAACTTTCGCAATATTTCTCGCATTTTACCATAATTTAATTGTGATTTATCTGTGATTCGCTCCTTCTTAATACGATTGCGTATAGCGTCGATGACTTGGTCTGGTATCTGGGTCGTTTCTTTTGCTTGAAATTGCGCCAAAATTTCCTTAAAATGATTTAATCGAATATACGCAGTATATGAAACTTCATTTGGGGGTTCTTTGTTTGACGGTTTATTTCCATCTATAATGTGGGTGATAAACTTTCCGCACGTTTTACTATTGCATATTAAAATTCCTTCGTCTTCTTGTGCAATAAATTCTCCTTCATTACAAAAAATACAAATATCACAGACCAATACATAATCTGTTATAGTTAACTTCTCTTCATGAACGTTTTTCCAGTAATTTTTATACATTTGTTTTGATTCACTGTATTTTTGGTCTTGTAAGTCACACGACTCTTTATTTTTCGCCTTTATTTTGAAAAACGTATTAATAACATTACACGTTTGTTTACTGTCATTATTATTAATCTTTTGTTTTTCTTCAAAATAGTTAAATACATACTGGGAATTTTCTAGAAAATAATTATTTTTCTCTTTTTTGTGTTTCTTTATTTTTGCATTGATTTCGGTAATTTGGTCCTTAATTTCCATAAAGCGATCAATATTATTTGATTGTAACTTAGTAACTTCATTTTTGAGCGCGTCTTTTTCATTTTCTAGTTTCGGTATTACCGTTATTTCTAGGTTTTCAAAATGTGCCAACATTTGGTCGTGCTTCACATCGATGGACAATAATACTGCCGAACCCTTTTGTTTAGATGTCATTTAAAATATATAGATTATTAAATTTATATATATTTTTTGCTATTTACTTTTTCTTATACGTATTGTTTTTTTTGTGTTTTTTTGTTTTTTGTTTGACGTTTTTTTTGTATTTTCTTGTTTTATTTTTTCC